GTCAGCAATGCCTGATAGACCATCTGGGCCATCTCATCGGCCGCGACCTCTTCGGCGTCCTTGAACGCCTGATTGACCTCCTCACGCACATAGTCGACATCGTCGCGGCTCGTGAACGCGGTGCCGGCGAGAACGAGCGACATCTGCTGCAGGCTGAACAAGACGCAAGACTGATCGATCAGGACCGCAACCAGCGAGACCGGCGTCTCTGCGATCATCGCTTCCCTGATCCTGTTGAACTCGTCGAGCGTCGCCCCGTTGTCCCGCGCCAGCGCGAAACATGCGGATAGTTTGGGGCCGATCACGTTGGTGACGATGTAAATCTCGGCGTTCGCTTTCATGTCACCACATGCGCGCCGGAGATCGGAGCCGGCCCGGCCGACGAAATTGTTCGACGTTGCCACAAGCATGTCAGCCGCAAGACCGGCGATGCTCGCAGCTTCCCGAACCTGTTGGATCGGAATCATACGTTGGTCCCGTTGCCGCTTGTTGCTGGAGCGGCAGCGCCACCGCTGTTCACGATCCCGGTTGCAGTGAAGCCTTGCGCCGTAATATCCAGCGCGCTCGCGGCATAGTAGACGCCGGCCGCGCTGTCCCGCGTGCCGTTTGCCGGTGCCTGACCGTATTCGACGAAGCTCATGTCGAAGACGCAATAGCCGCCAAGGCGATCCTCTTCGGTGACGCGATAGCGCGTACACATGACATTGAGGATGCCGAGCAGCGGCAGCTGCAGATTGGCCGACCCGTCGGTCTCAAGCGCGGTGATCAGCTTGTCGCGTGGTTCGATGTAATTCTTCTTGCGCAGATCGTCGGCGTCGTGCGGATAGACAATGATGTAACCGCGCACCGTGAACTCGCGGGCGCGACGGCCCATATCTTCGGCGTAGGGCACGTTGCGTTTGGGAAATTCATGCGCGACGGTGCGGCGGCCAGACTCACGAACACCCGTGTCGACAAAAAACGGCACACTCCGAAAACTGGCGCGCTTGAGATACTGCCGCCACGCGATGCCGGATTGCAGCTGAAGAATCGTCGTGGCGTTGGGGCTCGCTTGCGCCGCGATCTGCGGGTCGGCTATCGGCACCAGAGACAGCGGCATCAGGGACTCCCGCCTCGCATGTAGCTCCTCGCGGTATCGGCTGTGTTGGGACCTATATCGGTTGGCATCATCTGGGTCTGCCGCTGCATCGAGGTCGGCGCGAGCAGATTGTTGCCCGTGTAGTTGACCTTGCTGCCGGGCGGAGCCTTGACATCAACACTAAGGCTGCCGGTCGAGTTGATCTCTTGCGGTCTGCTGAGAGCGCCACGGTCGAGATCGTTTAGCTTCTGCCATCTTTCAAAGGTACCGCCTCCCCTTCCTTCCTCGCCGACATAAAGGCGCGATCTTGGATTGGCGGCGGCCTCTTCTCCCATCCTCAACGAGCTGTAGCGATCAGCGATCGGCCCCAGCGCGGCTGACTTGGACGTTGCAGCGGCGGAGGCGGCATTCGCTTTTGCGTCCGCTGCCCTCTGCTGTTCAGCCCATTTGCGACCTTGCTGGCCGTGATATGAAAACCATGCACCCTCCACCTTGTGCATGTTGTAGTAGTCACGGTTCGCCATGTATTTTGCGAAGTTCGGATCACCGGCCATGCCTTGATCGGTGGCGTAGTCGGTGATATTCGACCCACCGTAGACCTTTTGAAGCGCCGCCTCTCCAGCCTGTCTGGTTCTTGCGGAGATGTTCCCACTGATCAGGCCACGATTCACAGGACCATATTGTCCGGAGTGAAGCGCTTGCCGTATCGTCATGTGACGCATCGCGGCGTAGTTGAACAACTGCTCCATGTTGGACTGGATGCCACCTTCGTGCTGCATCGCGTCGATGGCAGAAGCTTTCAGTCGCGGGTCTGCCTCTAATTCCTTCTTGAACCCTTCTCGTTGGGCAACAAGGCTTCCGCTTGCAGGCGCTCCTCCACCACCACCGCCGCCGGACGCAGGCGTGTCACCGGCACCAGCTCCAGCGCCGGGTCCGACATGACTGCCCTTGGCGAACCAGTCCTTGTCCTTCTGGGCCATCTCACTGTCAGAGGGAAGCGCAGCGCCGCCGCGACCGCCGCCACCGCCGCCACCACCTCCGCCGCCGAGCGCTCGCGGGATCGCGCCAGCCCAGCCGGAAGGCAGGCCGGCTCCGCCACCACCAGCGCCGCCACCACCACCCGTTAGTGCCGCCGTCTGAACGCCACCAGAGCCTGCGCCACGGCCAGCGCCGCCCATCTGCAGATAGCTGTAAAAATCAACGAGCGCCTCGTACACGCCGCCCTTGATGATGGCCTGCGCGCGGCCCTCGCCGCTGCTGCCGCCGACATCGCTGCCGAATCCTTCGACGCTGTTGAAGCTGGCGCGATGCAGCAGCGGGTTGACGTTGTCGTTGGCACCTCTGTAACTCATGGGCGAGTAACGATACACGCCACTCAGGCCACCTTCTTCTTCAGCCTTTGGCGCTGACGGCGCTGGCGATGTGGGCGGGCTTGCAGCTTCAGGAATTTTTCCGTCTTTAGGAAATGCCCATTCTCGAACTTTCGGAATCAGCAGCAGTGGTCCCAGCGTCAGGGCTTTTACGGCATTCCATGTGTACGTCGCCCAGCCCTGCGCAAAAATGTTCAACTTCTCCATCAGCGTGACCGTCACCTCAAGCGCTTGGTTGACGATCGGCAGCCCGAACGAAAGGAATGTCGTTTTGACGTCGCTGGCGATCTTGCTGATCTCCCGCCAGTGCTTGGCTATCTCCGCGCTCTGCTCCGCGATCTTCGCCGCCTGTTCCGCCTCTTCCTTGGTTGGCTTCTGCATCGGCTCGCGGGTCCAAGCCGTGGGATCACCGCCAAACATCTTCCCGACTCGCCCCGCCAAAGTGCTGGCGATTTCCTCCGACCCGGTCCTCTTCAACCAGTCATCATGAACTTGCTTTTCATACTCACGAATCTTGTTGTAGCGATCCACTGCGTCGGTCAGCTTCAGGTAGTCGTCGATCGCTTTCGGCGGAACGCCCATCGAAAGCATTTGCTGTCGCAGCTTTGAACCGCTCAAACTCAGATCGGTCAGCGCTTCATTCATGGTGCTGAGCTGTGAAGCGGTGGTTTCCGCCGAGATACCGAATCTCTCGTTCTGCTCAGTCATGCTCCGAAGCTGCCCGAACGTGATGCCCAGCGAGCGCGCGGTCTGACTGAGGGTGTACATCTCCTGCCCGAACTTGAAGACCGAGATGCCGTAGGCCGCAACCGCTGCACCCACCGCCGCGAGGCCCACCACGAAGCCACCAAGCCCGAGCACAGCTGCCCGTGTCGCTGGCGCAAGCTCCACCATGGCCCCGCTCATGCCCTTGAGGCCCTGCGTGCCTCGCGGTAACTGAGCGCAAGCTCCTTCCATCCCTCCATGCCGCGCGCAGCAGCGAGACCCATCCCAACGAGGCCACGGCCGGTTTCCTCCGCCGTGTGTGCCAGCTCCTTCAGCGCTTTCTCTTGGCTCGTGACCTTCGGCGTTGCCTGCTGCGCGACATTGCCGACTTGCTGGACGCTCGATGCGATCTTGTCGAACGCACCACTCACCTGACCGGCTGACTGGGTCAGTTGCGTGATCTGATTGCGAATCGCAGCAAGCCCCGCCGACGCATTGTCGGCGAGGCTGACTGTCAGTTTTAGTTCTTCAAACTCAGCCATCGTCTGAGGAATTTTCCCGGCTTATGATGTGCGCAAGATCGATGGTCCGCTCCAGATGGATACGAACCTCGCTCAGGCCCATCTCAAGGAAGACTGTTGGCGAGACGTGATAGAAGCGCGCGAGCCGGTAGCAATCGAGGACTGGTACCTCGTTCACCAAGCCGCCGGATCGGGAATAAAAAAACCGCGCAGCCTGTAGGCGCAGGAGTTCCAGTCTCGCGGGTCCATGCCTTCGATGAAGGGCTGCAAAACACCGGACAGCGCCGCCATCATCGTCGTCATCTTGCGGTCGAGGATCACGACGTCGCCGTTCTGATCGACGAAACATGGGTTGCCGTAGCGATTGATGTCGCCGCCGGTCGGCTCGCGGAACGACAGCTCCTTGACCATCTCGCCTTTCGGCCCACGGATCGCTTTGTGAAGCAGCCTGACCTTGACCGGCCACGTCTCCTCGACCGGCCCATCTGGAGCGGGAGCGACCGGAGGCTCGTTCTCGATCACCGGGCCGGTTCGGCGCTGCGTGTCCACCGGCTCAGTGTCGGCGACAAATCCCTCGCGCTTGTCTGGCTTGTTCATGCGTCACCCTTTCCTTTTGCGATCACTACGATCATCCAGTGGTGCCGGCCGTCTGGATGTTGCTCTGCTCGGTGATGGTCGGCGGTCCGCCGCCCGTGATCTCCTCGCACCAGATGCCTTCCCAGCGCACGCGGACCTGACCGTCGCGGGAATTGGCTTCCAGTCCAGCCTTGCACGTCGCGCTGATCAGCGAATACGTGAAACCGTTCGCGAGCTGGGCGACCACGTTGACGTCCGTCATGCCGTCGAGCGTTTCGAGCTGCATGTCTGGCGTGGTCGAGATGTCGCCCTCGATGTAGGGCACGCGCGGCAGCTCCTGAAACCCGTGAACGCCGTCCTGACCGGCGATCATGGTGCGCTCGACCGGCGACGGACTGACGGTGAAATTGCCGCGCAACCGAAGCTGGTTACCGGCAACGAACAAAAAGGC